GCCTTGCGGTGCTGGCAGTTATGCGCTCACAGGCTCGGACGCTACGTTCAATGCCAATTACGTGTTCGCTCTCGGAGTGGGGAGTTACGTTCTGGTTGGCACGAGCGTGGGGTTGTTCATATTGACACCAACACCGGCTTGCAGAACCGCGACAATCGAATTTGAGAACAGAACATTCGCAATTCCGCACGAAAATAGAACACTGGAGGTCAAATGTCACTAACATTACAAAACCCATTGAAAGACCCGTCGGCAGTATTAGATTATGCGTTCGACTGGACGGGATGGCTGGCAGCCGGCGAAACAATCACCGATCACACCATCACAGCCGATACAGGCATCACGGTTGACAGTTCAACCGAATATGCTGGCAAAGTCACCGTTTGGCTATCAGGCGGCACGGCTGGTATCAATTACAAAGTCGCGTGCCTGATTACAACGACCGAAGGACGTACCGACGAGCGCACAATCTGGATCAAGGTTGTGGAGCGGTAGACTTGCCGATAAAAGAACAATTGGCGAAAGTTGCCGCGAATGTGGCAAGTTGGTTACAGAAACTAACCGACTGGAGTTAACATGACAGGCGCGATTTTAGCGATAATCAGTGATACACATATCGGAAGTAGCACGGCCTTAGCCACTCCCGAATTTGAAGTCCACTCACGCTATGACATTGAAGCGCAAGTCACGCGATATAACAGATTGCAGGAATGGCTTTACAAGTGCTGGCTGGACTTTTGGGCATATGTGTATGAAAAGCAAGGCAAAGGACGCAAGGCAAAACGCTTGATAGTGGTGCATTGTGGGGATGTGCTGGATGGCGTGCACCACGGCTCTAATCAACTCATGCCCGAAATAGCAGACCAGATGAAGCTGGCATTTATGCTTTTAGAGCCGATTGTGCATAAGGCAAACGGCTTTTATGGCATTTTAGGTACGCCCGCTCACGCAGGAGTTGACCACGCCCACGAAACCGCGCTTTACGACCAGTTGGGAGCGGACGCAATAGGCTATCAGCTGACTTTAGACATTGACGGAACGACCTTTGATTTTGCGCATCATGGACGCGCTGGTGGCAGACCGTGGACGTCCGCTGGGGCTAACGTGGCAACCGAAGTGGCGATAGACTATGCGACACGTGGTAAGCCCTTGCCCAACTACATTATACGCGGGCATCGGCACGTTATTGACGATAGTGGCTTGAAAATCCCTGGAACGCGCGCTATCAGTATGCCAGCATGGCAGTTGCGGACATCGTACGGACATCGCGTTAGCCCGACCGTTAGGAGTGATATCGGCGGGCTTATTTTTGTTGATGGCGTGCTGGACGATAGTAAGATGCACTACAAAGGGCAACCCGACGAAAGGAAAGTTATCAAAGTATGAGAGAAAGTGAAATCATGAATGAACTATTAGCAACGTTAAGAGATGAATATTATCTTGAACCGCTAGACCCTGAAAATGAAGTCACGAACCAAATGTTGGCAACGGAACTTGGGATATCCCCGCGACGCGCTCAATCGATACTGGACGCCGAAGTCAAGGCTGGTAGGCTGACAGCACGTAAAGCGCGCCACCCTGAAAACGGACACCATATATTTGCGTACCGCAAGGCTGAAACTGCCTAACTTTCGTGCTAACTTTGGGCAGTTTTATTGCACGTAAGTCATAGCACTTTTTGGGGATTTTACGCATAAGTCATAGGACTTTTGGCGACCGTACATGACGCCATGCATGACCGACATACAAGACCGTCATCTATAACCGACAATTTTCACTTTTGCGTGATTTTGTTAGTTGTAAGTGACACTTTTCCGCCACTTTGTTGAGCAATAATCAAGTAACTGGTGATAATCGCTACCCACATGGCGATTTTGCTTTAATGGCTAGACAGGTGGCGATAAGTTGATAGCATGATTGCGATATTGCTATTTGCGGGCAGTTGTCGACAATATGTCGACGGTTGATTTTAGATTGGACGCCTGCCAGACCGTGAAACCCCGACTTTACTAAGATGTGATTTTAGTTTTGCCGAGAGTGTGTTACATTGTGTTACATTTGCATTACATTTCACCGACATTGTTTTCACGTCAATAGCGCATTTGTTCAAAGTTGCGTTCCAGTCGCGGTGCAACGCAAGCCGTATCGTTGCAGGTTGATATCACGGATTGTGATGTCAAAGTGCGCAACGGTGAACCGTTGTTAACTACCAAAGATTATACATTATCAGATTCATCAATTCAAGCTCTCAATCTTAAAAGACCGCTTATTCGTTCTACGGTCAAAAAACGCCACATATTCGGGTTGGTTTACTCGTTGGGTGGTACATGGCTCATAAGCGCTTGATCGTGCGCTGTGGCGGTTCAGGGCTTTTTGTGGCTGTTTTACTGCCATGCGCTCGCCGGGATCGCCCGGTTTCCTTTTTTGGGGCATAAATACTGCCACCCCTCTTTTTTTTGGTACGAAAGCTTCGTACCCCCAAGCGTCATTAATGACAAAGTGGGTGTGTCATTACCGCGTGCGCTCCGGGTGTGTTTGTGCTAGAGATTACACCGCCCCTTGCCTACCAAGCAAATAACGCCCCGGGTGCTCCATGCTCTACCGGCTCCATTAATTCCACAAATGCAAACATGCCAGCGGTTTTTGTGCCGTTTATACGGCTCTAGGGCGATTGTAGGACGGCTTACTTGCCTTTCTTGAATAGCTTTTGATACCACGGCTTACCCTGTTCAGCCAGCTGTTCGCGTAACTCTGCTATGGCGCGTTCTTGCGCTTCCAGCCGTTCAAGCATATCAAGCCTATCAAGTCGCAAAGCGTCAAGCGCCTGTAAGACTTCGGGCAAGGTGATTAATGCGCTGTCAATGGCGCGTGCGTCCACCAATGGCAAAGCCTCGCGCACCTGTTCAGTTTTCAAACCTTGCGCGAACAAATCTTTGACGCGTTTCAATGTCGCTATGTCCTCGGTGGTGTAAGTACGCTTCACGCCCGTTCTACGGCTCAAAAAGGGCTCAAATTCGCTTGCCCAGCGTCTAAGGGTACTGGTAGATACTTCAAGCGTTTCTGCTGTTTGTTTGGGTGTTATCATGGCTTTACCTGTCCTTTCGCTCATTCGCCTAAGCGCTCGCCATTGTAAGGTTTTTGCTTTGGGTGGCGTTTGTTCGCCCGGGTTCGCTTGCGCTTACTATGCGCTTATGTCATCAAATCGTGCATGTAACATGCCAAATAAAAACGCTTGCCATTCGCCCTTGACATTACCCTATTAATAGCTTATTATAATAAGCGTTATAGCAAGTTATCAACTAGAGTAAAGGGCTAAGCCATGAACCAAGCGATTATCACCACCAAGCCAAATGAGATTACACCGCAAACCAGCCAGTACGCTTATCAGCAAGTCACCGCGCTTGTAACTGATAGTCTTACCAGCGAATATTCGCGCGTCATGTACGCCCATGCGCTCAATGACTTTTGGGCATGGTATGACGACAACGGTCGCCCAGCGCTCACAAAGGCGGTAGTCAATCGTTACAAAGTCCACTTGCAAGCCCAAGACTTCGCGCCGTCCACCATAAACCAAAGGCTGTCAGCCATTCGCAAGTTTGCCAAAGAAGCCGGTGACAATGGACTTATGCCCAATGACATTGCGCAAAGTATCGCAAAGGTCGAGGGTGTCCGCACCGCCGGGGTACGTACCGGCAATTGGCTTACGTCCAGCCAAGCCCAAGACTTATTGGACGCCCCGGACGCTTCCACGCTCAAAGGCTTACGTGACCGCGCCATTCTTGCCCTTATGCTAGGCGGTGGCTTAAGACGCTCCGAGGTCGCCGGGCTTGACTTCGATAACGTCCAGCAAAGGGACGGGCGTTGGGTGGTGGTGAACCTGTTGGGTAAGGGTAACCGGGTGCGCTCCGTGCCCATTCCATCGTGGACTAAGCACGCCATAGACGTTTGGGCGAACCAAGCCGGTATCAGCACCGGGCGCGTATTTCGCTCAATAAACAAAGGTGGCAACCTGTCGGGTAACTCCATGACTAGCCAAGCCGTGCAAGACGTGGTGAAGCTGTACGCCCAAGCGGTAGGCTTTGACATAAGCGCCCATGACTTACGCCGTACGTTCGCCAAGCTGTCAAGCCGGGGCGGTGCGGATATTCAGCAAATTCAATTCTCATTGGGGCACGCCAGTATCAAGACTACCGAGATTTATTTAGGCGAATTCCAAGACTTGACAAATGCCCCGTGTGACGCCCTAAGTCTAAGGCTTTCTAACGCGTAAAAACGGCTCAAATTCAAACAAACACAAAGGGCGATAGTCTAAGGCTACCGTCCTTTTTTGGCGCCCGTGGTTCCCATTTTTTGCAAACAACTGTTTCCGTTTCGGATAGTTTGCACGCGCTCACCATCGAGGGCGCCCCAAGTAAAATACTGTCCATTCGCTTTACACGGCCACCCGGGACGTAACGCCCTAAAATGGTACTTAATTGGGTCACTTTGGTACTTTGTGCCACCGGGTGCGCAAGGCTAAAATCTTTGCCTTTTAATGTCATTCTCTTACCTTGCTGTAAGGCTCAAAAACGCCCCAAATTCCGTGCCCGGGTACAAGTCTGATTATTTACCCGTTCAGCTTCGTGTGTTCAGTTTCGGGCGTAAAATAAGCCCCTCACCCAATCATGAATTCTTATGAATTGTTACCTGTTATCACCTGTATAACTGGTGCTTTTACGGCTGTATTACTGCCAGCTGTCCAGCTCTATGTGTCCAGCTCTTTTACGTCCTTGCAAGCCCTCAAAGTGTCCCAAAGTTTGAGGTAAGCCCTCGTAAAACGGTCAAATATCGGTCAAGTTTTGGTAAGGTGGACACCCCGGGCGCTCGCCGGTCTAGTCAAAGCTTATGGTGGTGGTGTCAAAGGCGCCTTTATCTTCAACAAACATGCCGTATTCCATCGCCCCGGCTCGCGTTTCGTCTTCAAGCTTTTTGTCAAGCTTCAATGACATGTCCAGCAACTTATCGGTGTTCACATCGCCCAGCGCCCCGGCTTCCAAGCGCTTTTCTATTTCGCTGTTCACGCCGTCAAGCAACTTTGCGAAGCCCTCAACTCGCGCCATTTTACCGGCTTTGTGTTTCTCAATGAGTGCTTGCATTTCTAAGGCGCGTTGCTCTTTTATTTCGCGATCCAAGTCTTTTGCCCAGCCTATAAGCGTGGGTTTGGATACGCCCATTCTTTCAGCTATGGCGCGATATGAATAGCCAAGCGCTCGCAACTCCACAAACTGCGCTTTATCTTCAAGTGTTTTGCTGTTAGCCATAAATTATCTAACTCCTTTTGTAATATTCGTCCAAGCCGGTATGCCATTCAAGCAAAGCAACCGCCCAAGATCGGGCGCTGTTACCAGCTGTCACATAGTCGGTAAGGTCTTTATCATTCGTGTCAAGACTTGCAAGCCGTGGCTCTTTTACCACGTTACAGGTGCCCTCAACTGTTGACCAGCCAGCGCTGTCATTGTCGGGCAAGATCAGGGTGTAACGCGGTCTGATCAAGTGCAAGCCCCAAGCGGTCAAATTTATCTTGTTCGTGGCGCTTCCTACGGTAAAGCACGGTAACAGATCGCCAAATTCTTGCCAAGCTATCATGGTGTCGAATTCACCCTCTACCAGTAACGCCGGTTCACCCGGGCGTATGCTATCGCCATTGAACAAAGCTTGCGTGCGGTTACCACGCTCGCCGGTATATTTCGGTGCGTTGCTTCCGGGCTTCACCGCGTTACGGTACTTCACATACCAAAGCACGCCACCCACAAAGCACGGTATGGATATGGCGTTACTGCCACCCTTTTTGAATTGCAAGCCAAGCCTAAAATGTTTGATCGTGTCATCTTTCAAGCCCCGGGCATTAAGCCATTGACGGGCGCGATCGCCGTTTGCGCTCCAAAGCCGTTGCTCATACTTGCGCACCAAATCAAGCGCTCTTGCTTGCCAAATGCCGTCAGGTGGCAAATACACGGGCGGTTTGGGTGTTTCAGGTGGCTTTGGTGCCGTCTTGACACGCTGTAACGCGCCCTGTTGTTTTTTGCCATTGCTTTTGCTGTAACCTAAGCGCTCGCAAGCGTCCAAGAAGCCTACGCCGTCCACATACTGCACCAGCTCAATTACATCGCCCCACTTCGGGTGACATTGCCGGCATAGCCAAATGCCATTGGACGGTTGCACTACAAAGCGGTCATTGCCACCACATCGTGGGCATGCCCCGGCATACTCGCCACCAGCTGTACTTGCCTTGCGTTTCAAGACTGAATAACGGCTCGCCACATCAAGCAAATCAACTTCACGCTTGACTTGGTCAACATCAATTCCAGCCATTTTTCACCCTCTTAAGATACATGGATACAAACTAGATACAACAAAGATACATATCTTGGGCAAGGGTGGCAAAACAGGATAGATACACCCACCCTCTCTTAAGGGTGTATCTTGTATCCAGCCTCTTTTTGTATCCGGGTCAGTTAAGGATACAAAGTTTAAGGATACAAAGTTACGGTGCATTGCTACCGCCAAACTTCTTGATTATTTCTATACCGTCATTGGTAAGTTGGTAAGTTGAGGGACTGTCTTTTATCTGCATGATATAAGCGTCGTTTCGCGCCCGGGTCACCGTGTTTGATATCGAACCTTGCGCAACGCCCTTACTGATCAGCGCTCTTGCTATTTCGCTGTAAGTCGCCGTGCCCTTGCTTTGGCTGTCCAAGAATTCAAGCATTATCATGGCATTGTCACTTGGTGGCTTTTGTTGGGTTGTTGCGTCCACCAATGCTTTTGGCATGAAGCGCACCTCGGATAGATCGCCAAACGTATCCTCTACAAATTCGGTTTCGTATGCGTACTCAAAGCGCTTGCCTTGCCTGTTCTTATCAAACCGCACTCTCATGCAATTCGCACCCCCGGCTTCCACCATTGTTTGCAAGCCGTCCACCTTGCCTTTTATTGCGGACGAACCGCGATAATCAGGGTCTTTATTGGCTCTTGTTGGTTTTTTGACATGGTGAATTAAAAGCACCGTGCAATTGGTACGCCGGGCAAGTTGACCAAGTTCGCGTAAAGGTGGCTCCATGTCGCTTGCGCTGTTTTCGTCAAGCCCCCCGGTGGTGGCAACCAATGAATCAACCACGGCAAAGCGGATACCGCGATCCAAGATAAACTGCTCCAGTTCGTCCAGATCGTCTTGGTTGGATATGTTTATTCCCTCGTCCATAAGCCCCGTTATGGGCGTTTTGCTCAAGTCAAAGCCAGCACCTTTTGCTATCAATGGCGCGCGGTCTTTGTACTCTTCTTCGCCGTTTTCCTCGTCAATGTAAAGCACCGGGCATTGTTTCGTGGCGCGCCCCAAGAATGGCGCGCCGTTCGCAACGTGCATAGCCAGCCCAAGCGCGTAAAAACTCTTACCGCACCCGGGTTCGCCGGCTATCGCGTAAAGCTTGCCAGCGATATAAACGCCGTCAAATAAATAGTCTTTTGGTGGGCGTGGTGCCAGCAAGTCGCTTGCTTCGATCGGTGTAAAGCGTGGCGCGTTCGCTTGCTGTTGGGCTTGCGCTTGCCCGGTGTGATACTTGACATAGCCCTCATGGGCTTCAACTATCGCCGGGTCGGTTTGCTGTTGCTGTTGGGCTTGTAACTGCCATTCAACCAAGAACTCTTTGGGCGTAAGGCGTGGCGTTGGGTTGCCGGTCTGTGTATTCGCCCCGGGTGGTGTCGCGGTGTTTGGTGGTGTGCTAGTCGCCATTGTTCACCGCCCCAAAGCGAATTGACCTCTCATAATCGGTGTTTGCAAGGTCAATACCCCCGGTGCCGTGCAAATGATAAATCAGGTCACGTAAGTACCGTGCCGGTGTTCGTGCCTGTTGGGTGGCAAGCTCTACCAGCTTTTCTTGCCATTGCTTCGTGGCTCGTACTGATACCACATTGGGATATAAAGGGTTGTTTTTTGGCATAAGGTCTTCATCTCCATCGCCCCCGGTGCGCTTAATCAAAAACGCCCGGTCTATGTCAGCCGGGCGGTGGTGTGCTACTCTACTCTATGCCGTTTTTGATTTCAGCTTTGACAATTCTACAAACTCGGTCTTGATAATATTGTCATCTTGCGCTAAAATACTATTGCTACATCGTGAGTAACGCGCTCTGTCCCAGCTGTTACTACAACCGCTCGCTTCGCCCTCGTTTGCCCAACGGGGCGTTGCTTTTTAAGGCGGTTGCCTCGATAACTTGCTGTCAAAGTGCTTGACGGCATACTACCGTCTACTTACCAAAGATTATACATTATCAGATTCATCAATTCAAGCTCTCAATCTTAAAAAACCGCTTATTCGTTCTACGGTCAAAAAACGCCACATATTCGGGTTGGTTTACTCGTTGGGTGGTACATGGCTCATAAGCGCTTGATCGTGCGCTGTGGCGGTTCAGGGCTTTTTGTGGCTGTTTTAC